GGCGTTCCTTCAGGAGGTGCTGCAAGTAGTCCTACTCCGCCACAATTGCATAATGCATTACAAAATGCAGTCCATGGCGCCCAAGCTGGTGCCCAGGCTGCAAACACAATAAAGCAAAATAGATTGCTAGATGCTCAAATCTTGCAAACGGACACCCAGTCCGATAATATACAAGCGGATACCGCTAACAAATTGGATGAAAATCCATATGTCCGTTCCAAATATGGAAATATTATGGCGGACACATTAGTAAAAAATACTGTTGCCAGACTTAATAGTGCAACAGCTTATAATACCGAAAGAGGTATTTCACCTTCTGCTGACCCGTATTGGTATAGAGATACCAAACGTTCATTATCGTCAGCTGCTCAAGCCTTTGGCTTAAAACCACCACAAAGATAAAATGAAAAAATCACCATTTTTGCGTACACCTTATAATTATGATACAGATGCTGCGTCAAATGAGTCAGGGTTGCATTGTGAGGATGCTTCCCTGGCTCAGCAGCATTTCAAAGACGAATGTGATATTAACAATATACTTCGTCAATTTAATATAACAGGCTTGTTACCTGAACAAGCCTTATCGCCTCGCTATGGCGATTTTACGGGCATTAGTGATTACCACTCTGCCCTTAACCAAGTAATTGCTGCAGAAGACGAATTTATGCGTCTACCAGCCGATTTAAGAGCTAGATTTGATAACGATCCAGCTCAACTTATCGAATTTCTCGATAATGAAGAGAATCTCAAAGAGGCCCAAAAATTAGGCCTCGTTGAAAATACTGTGGAACTGCCGCAAGTCGTTGAAGTTCCTCAGGAAAAAGCGGTCGATTAGACCGCAAGCACAGTTACCTTACTAGATGTAACTGTGCTAGGTGACACCAACCACAAAAAGGAGATAATTATGTATATGCGTAGACACTCAGTAAGTAAAAAGAAATCAGCTAGAAGTTTTCGGCATCATAGCCGAAAGACTAAATCACCCAATATGAGATCAGCTCCCCAGCGTGGAGGCTGGAGGTTCTAATAAAACCCCCAGGCACCTCACATGCCTTGCTATCATCCTATAAGCGCATATCAATGCGCAGACGGTTCCATTGTCTTTCAGGAAAGACGATGGTTTAATACCGTAAAAACACTATCTTTACCCTGTGGCCAATGTATTGGCTGCAGGTTAGAAAGATCACGACAATGGGCTATGCGTTGTATGCATGAAGCCCAATTACACGAGAAAAATTGTTTTATAACACTCACATATGACAATACACATCTCCCAAGCGATGGCAGCTTACATTACAAAGACTTTCAACTCTTCATTAAGCGACTTCGAAAAAAATTCGGAAACACTAGAATCCGCTATTACATGGCTGGAGAATATGGCGAAAATTTCGGCAGACCTCACTTCCACGCCTGTATCTTCGGACACGACTTTCATGATAAAAAATTATGGAAAAGGTCTCCCTCTGGTGCTATGCTTTATAGATCCGAAGACCTTGAAACTCTCTGGTCATTTGGTTATTCCTCCATTGGAGATGTTAACTTTGAATCAGCTGCATACGTTGCACGATATATTATGAAAAAAGTAACTGGACATAACTCAAAAGCACATTACACAGAAACTAACCCCGAAACAGGGGAAATAACTACTCGTAAACCCGAATTTAATAAAATGTCATTAAAGCCTGGAATAGGCTATGACTGGTACAAACAATACAAATCAGACGTATATCCACATGATTACGTCATAATAAAAGGCAAAAAAGTAAAACCTCCTAAGTTTTACGATAAAAAGTATAAAAAGGACAATCCATTTGAATTTGACGAAATACTTTACAAACGTGAAATAAACGGTAAACTAAATAGTGAAGATAACACGATGGAAAGACTACTAGTCAAAGAAACAGTCCAAAATGCTAAACTTCAAAAACTTAAACGTAGCCTCACTTAGGAAACCTCATGAAACTATCAATATGTTCAGTAAAAGACCGCGCAGCAGATGCCTACGGTCGACCAATGTTTGTACCCTCAACTGGCGTAGCCATCAGATCATTCAGCGATGAAATTAATCGCGCTGCTGATGACAATCAGCTATACAATCACCCAGACGACTTCGACCTGTATGAATTTGGAGAATTTGATGACAATACAGGACTATTTGAGTTGCACGAACAACCTAAATTACTTAGTCTGGGTAAACAAGTAAAAATACAAAACTAAACCGCAAAGAGGGGTAACCCTCTTGCGGAAAACTACCAAGGAAAACTATGCACCGCAATCGCTCAGTAGATATACATCAGTTCACAATGATTCCAAAAGCGGATATTCCGCGATCAAAATTTGACTGTCAAAGCACACATAAAACTACCTTCGATGCGGGCTACTTGGTACCTGTCTATGTAGACGAAGTTCTACCAGGAGACACATTCAATTTGAACATGACGGCATTTGCCCGCATGTCAACTCCACTATATCCAGTAATGGATAATTTACACTTAGAATCTTTTTTCTTCTTCGTACCAAATCGATTGATTTGGGACAATTGGCAGAAATTCATGGGACAACAAACAAATCCAGGAGATTCAATCTCTTATGTTGTTCCACAGCAGGTGTCACCAGCGAACGGCTATGCAGTCGGTTCGCTACAGGACTACATGGGTTTACCAACTGTAGGCCAAGTATCAGCAGGCAAAACAATTTCCCATTGTGCGTTTTGGCCTAGGGCTTATAACCTGATATACAACGAATGGTTTCGAGACGAAAACCTTCAAAATTCAGTAGTAGTAGACAAGGGCGATGGCCCAGATACAGTAACTAATTACACACTACTACGTCGTGGCAAACGTAAAGATTATTTCACATCAGCTTTACCATGGCCACAAAAAGGCTCAGCCGTAACATTACCCCTAGGAACACAAGCTCCTATTAAGATGAATACAACTGGAGGCAGCGGAATAAATGCGACTATTTTAGATTCAGCAAATAGTCCAAAAGCTGCAGGAACTGGTGTTCCTTATGCTAATTCATTACAACTATCAACAACAACTACAGGATCAGCTCTATATGCTGACCTTAGTCAAGCAACTGCAGCAACAATTAATCAGTTAAGACAATCATTTCAAATACAAAAATTACTCGAAAGGGACGCTCGTGGCGGAACTCGATATACTGAAATTATTCGCTCTCACTTTGGCGTCATCAGCCCTGACGCTCGGTTACAGCGTCCTGAGTATTTGGGTGGTGGTTCAACTAATATCAACATCAACCCAATTGCGCAGACCTCTGGAACTAGTGCAAGCGGTACGACTACCCCTTTGGGTACACTTGCTGCTATGGGTACTGCCTTGTCTCACAATCATGGCTTTACTCAATCGTTCGTTGAACATGGCGTTATTATCGGTATAGTAGCCATCAGAGCAGACTTGACTTATCAGCAAGGTCTGGCTCGTATGTGGAATAGATCCACACGATATGATTTCTACTTTCCAGCTTTCGCTACATTAGGCGAACAAGCTGTGTTGAATGAAGAAATTTATGCTACAGGCGATACAACAGATGAAGGCGTATTTGGCTATCAAGAACGATGGGCTGAATACCGTTATTATCCATCCCGTATTTCTAGCTTATTTAGATCCACAGCATCAGGAACTATTGATGCTTGGCATTTAGCTCAGAAATTTACAGCAGTTCCAACATTAAACGATACGTTTATTAAAGACACACCACCAGTTAGTCGTGTATTAGCTGTTGGTAATTCTGCCAATGGCCAACAATTTATCTTTGATTCTTTCTTTGATGTTAAGAAAGCAAGACCAATGCCAATGTATTCTGTACCTGGCTTAATTGACCATTTCTAATGGGCATTTTTGACGGTATTACTTCAGCCGTAGGGGACATTACTAAGTCTGTTGGTGATGCTTATTCCCCTATTGCTGGATTAGCAGGGACTGTTGGTGCTTATTTAGGCACTCAGTCCCTTAATGCTAACCAGCAACAAATGCTACAACAAGCGCAGGCATATAATGCTGCGCAAACAGACAAACAAATGCAATTTCAAAAAGAAATGCGTCAAACACAATACCAGACTGCAGTTGAAGATCTTAAGGCAGCTGGTTTAAATCCTATGT